GGAGACCGCCTTCGGGTCCGACAGGTCCTTGAGGGTGACGAAGTAGATCGTGTCCTTGTCCAGTCGCATTGCCATGGTGTTGCCTCCTTTGATTTGTACTGCGTGGTTGACTGCGCCGCTTCCACCAGCGAGACGCTATTTAGGTAACAACAAGTATTTCTCTCCCCTCAACCCGAAGGGGGCGAGCATTGAGCCATGTGGCGCCTCGCCCCGCGCCTGATCCCGTCGTCCGGTGGAGATCGGGGTGCAAGCGCGGGGCCACATGTGCTCAAGCGGAGCCGGGGAGAGAAATATGCTCTAAGGTCGTCTGCGGTCTATATTCTGTGTCGCGCGGTGGCAGGTCTGTGTTCCTTCTGCTCGACGGGCTCGATCCATCCGATGCCACCGCATGCCTCGCAGGTCTCTTCGAAGAAGCCAGCACCCGGGTCATGTTGGACCCACTTGTTCGTCTCTTCGTCCTTGGTCCAGCGTTTCTTATTGCTGTGCCAGTCGATCCTGATCGTGCCCGTGCCCGGTTCGTCGGGCTCTCCGTCGTGGTGCTCCACGCCCCCGCAGGTGGAGCAGGGCGTTCTACCCTGCTCCACGTCCAGATAGCGGTCCCATCCGGTCTTTTCGATGGTGACGTTGTCCATGAGTGTCCGCTTGGGGATCAGGAGGTCCACCTTCTTGCCGATGTCGGCCTTGCTGTAGATGGGCATTAGAACGAGTCTCCTTTCGTCAGATCGAGGATGTTCTCTGCGAAGACGATCGAGGCCTGAAGGTCTTTCTCGTGCGTGATGCTCCAGAGCAACCCCTTGATCGCGTCACGGAGCATTTCGTGGTGCGAGGCGGACTCTTTACGCACCTGCATCCCGCCCCTGAGCGTGGTCTGCTGGAGGAGCAAGGTCCGAATGGTGGACTCATGCTCCGCGATGACGGCGTTGCGCTTCTGGATCTCGACTATGAGATCTTCGTACTGCTGGTTCAGTTCCCGTCGCAGATTCACGTCGAGCGGCTGGGGCGTCGGATCGTCGACGGTGGGGTTGACGACGACCTTGACTCCTGCCTCTGCCGCGATACGCACCATCATCGCGGTGCCCTTGCTTGTCGCGATGTTCGAGTGGAAGGCATATACCAGGTCGGGCTTGCCCTCCACCAGCATCTGCGTGTTCCGCAGATAGCCCGCGCGCTTGCCGTGCTTCGTCCAGTCTGCCGGGTACACTTCCTTGGCGAAGCCCAACTGATCAGCCGCGAGACCGGCCAGTCTGTCTGCGCCCCGGGCAGCACCTTCGATTACGACCGTGTCCTTGTCGTGCTGGGCGAGCACCTTCGTGATCCAAGCACCGTCCTGCCACTCCCGGCCACCGCATACGAGGATTCTCATGACTTGCTCCTTTCGGTCTGAAGGTTCAGTTCCTTCGCGATCTGCTCTGCCCTGAAGTAGCACTTGTCTGCCTGTACGCTGTTGCCTTGGCGCACTGCGTCGTTACCGCGTACGTTCCACTGGCACATCTCGCGGTACAGCCTGTTCTTGACGTGCTCTGGCATGGTGAACCTCCTACGTGGGATATGGTGCTCGCATAAAAAAGCCCCCTGCATGACTGCAGAGGGCTCGTAGGTGGTGCTTGGTTTATCGGTTATCGCGGTAGCACCGGTAGCAGGTAACGATGAACAGGGCGATCAGCGAAAAACCGATGATGTTGTCGATCATTTGGACTCTCCTTTCAGGATGACTACGTTGTCGAGTTCAGTGTCCGACTGGTGCAATTCGTCAAGGTCCAGAAAGTAGGCCTCTTCGTCTTCGCACTCGCTGTCCGTCTTGCACACGTGCTTGTCGGGATGGCACGGTGGGCCGATCTCGTACCCTGCGTGCCCCGTGGCCGCGAGTGCGACCCAGATCCAGATGGCGATTACGATTGCGGCGATGGCGATTCTCATGTTTTGCAGATTAAGCATGTGGCACCTCCAAGTGGGTTTATGAAGCGTTTTTGTTGTGTGACAAAGGCCGAAGGCCGACACCGCATAGGGCAAGGGAGTTGAGGCCGACGGAAGCGACGAGATAGGGCGATGTGGGAACGAATAGGTAGTGCATTCATGAGTGACCATGAGCCCTGTCGCTGGAGGAGGGCTCAATCTCACGGCCGGCAAGCCGAAGCCGCCTCTCAGGCGGAGGCGTGGTGACGCCTCGGCAAGCGTATAGCCTCTCGCTTCTTAAGCGCAGGCCACCTGCCGGGGCCCGGCGGTTCACACAACAAAACGTCCTCCGAGTCGAGCGATGACCTCCCCATATCTTTGGGGGGTGGTGAGCGAAGGAGCGCAGCGACGAAGCGAATAGTGGGGAGGCGAGTGAGCGATACTTGGGTGGTTTTGGAGCGAACGGCTAGCGAGCGAGCCCGAAGGAGCGGAAGCGAGTGAGGGATTGAGGGAGCCGAAGGCGACACATATTATCCTCACCGTACGAGCGAAGCGAGGATGCCGTGGTAGTTACGGTGTTGTGAGTGTGCTACCCCGCGAGGTAGCACATGCTTAATGGCGTGAGCGAATGCTATGCGAGCGCCATGCTTGGTTCTTCCTTTTTGGACTGTGTTGGTGCGAGCGGGGCCTTATGAGAGACTCACCCGCGTCATCGCATGCTGTGCCTCTGTCTCTTCTTCTTTATGAGTGGACTGTGTTGGTGTTAACGGCGAAGCGAGGTACGAGCGTAGCCGATGCTGTTGGTGTGCTTGGGTGTTGCATGGTGGAGCGAAGGGACTGAGCGAGTGGTGCACGGTGGCGAAAAAGGCAGTAGCCCCCGAACACACAAGCAACACTCACGCACCCCGTTCTGCCCCTCATAGGCGTGCAGGAGGACAGCCCTTGATGATTAGCCCACCTGAAGCACGCCGTCGGTGGTGCTGAGCACACCAAGGCACACACCTGAGCAACACCCATGCCCCACATGGGAGGGACATTAGGCCCCCTCACGAAATAATTATGGTAGAGCCGCGGCATGGGTGTTGCTTAGGTGTGGGTCTGCCTTGGGGTGTGAAGCACTACCCCCTATGGGGGGAACTTCAAAGACGGCCCCTTGCGTACCCTCTTCAGAAATTTGTGGCAAAATATTGGCGCCACCTGGGCACCACCATGCAACTCCTAAGATTTCCCCTCTTTGAGGCTCACGTCAGCGACCTGCTTCAGGAACCCCATGATGTCCGACACCAGCATCGGGATGGTCTTCTCGTCGGAAATCAAAGCAGCCAGAGGTGGGACATAGGATCTTTCGGCGAAGATGGCATGGAGTCCTTCGTGGAGAAACGTATCGAGCATCTCCTCCTTGTGTTGCCTGGGGTGGTAGGTGATCATCTTGGGACCATACCAGCACGAACCTACCCCCTTCGTGGGGGCATCCTTGCGTTCTTGAGCGGTAAAAGGTCGCAACTTCCACCACTTACCAGCGATGAGCACCTTCTTAGGAACTGCTACTGTAGCCAATTTCATAGGCCTCCCCGACCAGTCGTTACTCTTGGTATACGAAGGTATACTGGATTTCACTCTTGTAACTGACTCCTGATAATAAAGCTAAGAGACACTTAAGTCCTACTTAAGTAACACTTAAGCAACACCTTCATGCCCACTTAGGAGACGCTGCATGGTTGGTCCCCAGGATGTTATCCACAAACTTTCTCAGCTCAGCGTCGATCTGGTCGTTTTTCCAGTCAGCTGAAGCTGTACGGTCATCTCTCGCCATCGAGTCTACCCAATACGAAACGGCTATTGAGAGGGCGTCCAATCGGTCGTCGTGTTTCAACGCCCCTCGCTCACGAGTGATGTGAGTCAACTGATAGAGGAGAGAGTAGCGGACATCAGCAAAACTTAAGTCAGACTTAAGTGCATCCAGGTCCACCACCAATCTATGTCTATTTATAACGGGTTCCAGGACGTCAATGATCCGCTTTTCCTTCTGGATGTTGTGTTTCACTTCCTCAGTGGTGCATGGATAGATGCGGGTCAGGATGGGAGTGAAGATGTTCGTGAACATACCGTCACCGAAGTTGGCCTCGATGATGATGTAGTTGACCTGGTGGCGCTTGGCTATCTGTGCCAGAGCGACCAGAGTAGGCTCATCATAACCGCCCAATAGACCACCCACTGCGGAGCAGAAGAGTGTGCCATGAAGCTGCTTAACCACTGCATAGCCAGTCTCGTCCTTCCCTCGACCTGAGGGGTCGATCGACATCACGGACCCTTCCCAGGGGGCCCACTTTTCATCAACGAACATGGGGGAGAATAGTCGGTCTCCTGTGAACCCGACGTTGGCCAGGTCACGGAGCTGCTGCGTAACACCAGACCCCCATGCAAGACTCACGGGCCCCTTATCTGACTGACAGGGCATGACCACGAGATCCTGGGTCCTCAGAGGGTACCGCTGGAGGTCTGAGAGACTTGTGTCCAACATAAATTGTAGAGCAAACCCTGACTTCCCGTAGGCTGCTTCCCTCTCGGCCAGGTCTATCTCCGAGAAGCGCTTGGGGTCCGTGGGCTTCCCTGCGAGGCTGTTGTCAGCCTCCAGTTCGTCTGTCAGGGAGGGTGCTAAGGCTCCATTATAGACGAGCAGTGCGGACACCTGCGGGAACCGCGCCGGCCAGATGCGGCAGTCGTACCCTCGTTCTCTGAGCTTATTGTAAACAGATGCCTCGGTTTGGGGAGTGCCAAGGTACGTGATCCTCCCGACCTCCGGCATGATAATGGCCTCGAACTCCATGACGGTAGCGAGGAGCTTGTCCCTCTTATCTTCTGTGTCACTGTTGTTTTGAACCTCCACGTCATCAGCAATGATGTGAGTCGCACGAGAACCTGTCATTTGGCCGAACACACCCACCGATTTCACTGATGGGGCGTGGGCAGCCCTGGCGGGAGCCACATCGAACGCAATTTTCGAGCTACGTTGGTCATCCGTGGGCATCAGGTGTTGCAGGATGGGCATCTCACGGATAAGGCGCTGGGTAAAGATGGAGAAATCGTCGGACCGCTGCTTACTTGCTGAAACAATCAGGAACTTCTGCTCAGGATTGCAGAAGAGGCACCACAGAACGTATGCCGAGGTGATCCAGGACTTGCCGACCCCTCGGAATGCCTCAATTACCTGCCGTTTTGGTCCATGTTGGAGGTAATAGGCGATCTCATACTGTCTCTGAGTGGGATCAGGGAGCCGCAAGTGCTTCCAGACCACCCAGAGGAAGTTCCTGAAGTCGTTCTTCAGTAAATCGAGATCCACATCAGATCCTCCAGAGATATGTCTTCCAATCCGTCCGAAAATCGGATTTAGAGTTGTTGTCGAAACAGAAGTTGTTGGGTTTCAGACACTGGAGGTCGCGCAAGGTGGGGATGGGGGCTTCCAGGTCGCCTGTGGTGAGGAGCAGGGCTGCGATCAGCAGCAGCCCCGCTTTCCCCAACCGCATTACTTTACAAGTCGAAGGCTCGCGTCACCAGAGGTGAACGGGAGGATCTCTGCCAAGCCAGCGAGGGGAGTTCCCCTTTTGACTTCAGCAGTTATCCCGTTATCCTTCAACATTTGGATTATGTTCTTGTAGTCCTGTGAGGAGGCCTCACCGGACTTGACCAACTCGGTCAGCTTCTCCACGGAGACATCAAACAGGGTGCTGAGTACGGCTTCCCTGGTATTAGTCATACGACACCGCGAGGATGTGTGCGGCCGT